GCCAAGCTGACCACTGGATCGCTCAATCCCAAGCCTGCTGGCCTGATCTCTACCTCCACCATCTCAAAGCCAAATCGCTCGTTGTCTGCGCCATCCTTTTGCTTGCTGATGGTGAGAACGCCTTTCATCTGCTCTTCAAAGCGGAGCAGCTCCAGCTCTGTATCCACCGCGCCAAGCAGCGAGGAATGACCGCGCAGTCCTTTGGCGGCGTCCTTACCGCTGTGGTGCAGAACCATCAACGCGCAGCTGAGGAATTCCTGCACCTTGCCCATGGCCGTGATGAATGCACCCATGTCTTCCGAGCTGTTCTCGTTACCGCCGCCAAAGGCTCTGGCAAGCGTATCCACTATGGCGAGGCTGAACTCCATGCCTGTCTGCTCCACCAGTTGCACCACGGCCATCATTAAGGCGTTGAAGTCCTCGGCGCTGGATCTGAGGTTGAGCTGGTGGCGCACTATGTAGATTGGTGCGCCATCTTCTGTTTGATGGTGCATCTTGCAGGCTTTGATCCTGGCTCCAATACCGCCAAAGCCCTCACCCGCGAGGTACAGCACCGCGCCTGTCTGCTTGACCTCTTTCCCCATCCATGTGCGTCCTGTGGCGATGGCCTCGGCAATGTCCAAGGCAATGAAGCTCTTGAAGCTCCCAGGCGGTCCATACAGCGCCGTGAATGATCCTTTGGGGATGACACCCTCTATCAGCCACTCGACTGGCTCATCCTGTATGGTGTCCCAAGATTCAATCTTGATGGTCTTGACTGGCTTTGGCTTGTCTGCTTCTTTTGGTGGGTCAGGCGCGAACTCTTTGGCGATGTCCTCTACTTGTGGTGCAGGCACATCAATTGGCGCATTCGGCTGAATCGCCTGTAGTCTTTCGGGTATCGTTACATCATCCACGCTGGTGATCTTTGGCGCTGCCTTGACCAACGCCGCCAGCTCTGCTCTGCCGCCGCCTGCCTCAATGAACTCATATGCGTCATCGCCCTGCTCTTGCAGTCCGAGGTCGACTACCTTGAGCGCCTTGGCGATGGGCAGTATGGCCTCTGCTGCCTTGCGAGCGTATGACCAGCCACTCAGATCGTTGTCGGGCAGGATCACCACATTGGCGCCAGCAAAGTATTCGGTAATCGCTTCGGGCCAATGTCCTGCACCGCTGTGCGCGGTGGTCGCTACCACGCCAAGAGACATCAGCGCGTCCACCGCCTTTTCGCCCTCCGCGAGATAGATGATCCTGCCTGCTGTCTTCGCGTCCAGCAGCTCGGGCAACTTGTAGGGGACTATGCGTGCGTCACCCAATGTTGTGGAGCGTCTGCCATCTGTATCTACTTTGTAGAGCCTATAAGTCTTTCCAGACTCCCCTACGCGCAGCCGGTGCTTGACAAAGACTGTGACGCGGTCCTCGTCTTGGTACTGCCATTCCTGCTGAAACTCGACTTTGGGTAATGGCTTGATGTTGGCGAGTGGGTCGGGACGCTCTTCCAGCTCTGGCAGTAGCTGCATATCCCTGATGGTTTGGAATACCGACTCCTGAGTGCAGCCACCATGACAGTGGAAGAGAGGCTTGCCCTCGTCATCAATGTGTACGCTGAGACTTGGATTCTTGTCGCCGTTGCCCTTGCCGTGACTCGGTACTGGGCATGACGCCACCCATTGGCCGTTGGCTCTCTTCGCGTTGCCTAGCGACTTGGCTATTTGTTCTGCTTGCATATTGCCTCTACTTGTTCTATGCGTTGCCCTATCCACGCCATGACAGGCACTGCCATGCTGTTGCCCAATGCTTTGTAGCGCGGACCATCAGGTGTAGGTTTGTTTTTGCTTTTGATGTCGGTGTAGTTATCGCTGAAGCCCTGTAATCTCTCGCATTCAACAGGGGTGAGTCTTCTGACGGCCATAGTGCTGGCAACGTGCAAATCACTACCCTTGCTCATGGTACTGACTGGTAAAGATGGATCAACGCGAGTTCTGTTAACGGAACTAGTAATTTGAGCCAAATCAAAAGCCATTGGTTGCACCAAAACATTCTCGCCACCATTGTTTCTGCCTTGTGCAAATGCAATGTCCGACACGCAAGGATCTTGTGTGCCGTGGATGATGGATGGTGCTGCCACACCATGCTGATCTGCTTTGGTGAGACAAGGTGCAACGTCATACATTGGCTCAGTGGCGTTGCCGCCATTCTCAGGTTTGCGGCCAATCCAATTTCCTGGTATGCCGTATGCTGGCTGCGCCACGCATTGAGGCTGACCTCCACCAGTTGGCGACTGCTTTGTCAGAGTAAGCGCCTGATCATGGTTGTACTTTGGCGTTTGCTCTGTGGTGAATGCAATGGGCTGCAAAGCCACAGGCACATTACCACCGCCTGTACCCCACTTGCTTGTGACTGTGCTGCAAGTATCACCAAGGTCACGCACCCTGCTGTCCTGTCCATGCATTTCGTAGACAGGTGGCATTGTCAAATCTTTTATTTCAAAGCCACCGCCGTCAGCGCCTGCTCCAGTGCTGGCGGCAGCACTTTGCCTCTTTTCTCTGCTCGGCGCAGGATGCCCTTGCAAGCTGTGGCGCTCAAAAAGAACCGCTGCGGCAGCTCGCCAGTCTCCAAGGTATCCGACAACGAACACACGCTTGCGTCTTTGGGCCACTCCGAAATACTGAGCGTCAAGAACGCGGTATGCGAACCCATACCCGAGTTCTCCCAACGCCCCGAGGAAGACTCCAAAATCTTTTCCTGAGTTAGATGACAGGACGCCAGGGACGTTCTCCCAAACCAACCATCGGGGCCGATATTTGTCAGCAATGGCAAGATAGGTGAGCATGAGGTTGCCACGAGGGTCATCCAATCCTTTTCTGAGTCCTGCGACTGAGAAAGACTGGCATGGTGTTCCTCCAACGAGAAGATCGACATCTGAGACATTTGTCCATTCCTTAAATTTGGTCATGTCGCCAAGGTTTGGCGTGTTGGGGTAATGATGTGCAAGCACTTCTGATGGGAATCTTTCGATCTCCGAATACGCTACTGCTTCCCATCCAAGGGGATGCCATGCTACTGTTGCCGCCTCAATACCACTGCAAAGTGAGAGATATTTCATGTTGTAATTTTTAGAGGAAAAAAAAGCCGAGGCTGTTACACCTCGGCGCGTACACACTACCAGTTAAAACATTTCGTCATCTTCAACGGCTTGCGCCATGGCTGACTTCGCAGGCGCGGGAGCTGGTGCAGCAACAGCTTTAGGTGCTGGCGCGGGAGGCGCAGCCACTTGCGCGGTGTACTCCTCATCGCTTTGCCCCATACCAGCAGGCTTGTCAATCCACGACACGATAGTGAAGTTGGGAATGCGTGTAGTGCCTTTGCCGATCTTCTCCAACTTGCTGCCGGTGTACTCCAGCACAGGCAACTTGCCTGCATTGGCGGCACGCTGTGCGGCGCATTCGGTGTACATCTTTTCCAGTCCCATATTCGGACCTACGCCTGATGAACTCCACTCACAAGTGCCGATCTCTTTGTTATAGAACGTGACGATAAAGCCGCGTTTGTGGTCAGGTGTAGGCTGTGCGCCCTTGCGTCCCAGCTCTGAGTCAGGTTGCCAGTCGCGGATGCCGACACCAAGTTGGAGCCAGCCTGTTTGCACCGCATCGATATCAAACACGATTTTCTTGAGCTGGATCTCAGCGCCGAGGCTGTTTGTCCAAGCATTTGCCTGTGGACTGAATCGGATGTAATTACCATTACCACCACCAGAGGATAGATTTAGCATTTTGCGTTTCGCTTTCAAAAGTTACAGGGGTTGCATTATTGACTCAAGCTGCGATCTCTCGCAAGGGTGAGTCCACTCGATACCTTGGCCGTCAATGCGTCCAAGATAACTCTGTTTTCCTTTGGCAGCAGTTTCTCTGCCGCCGTAGGAGAAATTAGTTCAGTCTCAAATATCTGAGAATCTGTAAGTCCTGCGTCAGTAAGTGCCTGACGCGCTGTTGTTGAATCAATCCATTTGCGTGACGCACGTTTAGGTTGGAGCTGCCAGCCTGGTAATACTTGACCTGCTTCCATCTGCTTGGTGGCGTGATCCTTTACAGCCTCAATGAACTTCTCCACCATCGGTGCGCGATCCAATATGGCGCTGATCTGTGCAGGCGTTAAGGCCAACATGACTGCATTGATGTCCTCTTTAGACATGATGGTGATGTCGGGTTGCGCCGCCACAATGTCGAACTGCTCTTTCTGTGCCGAGCAAATGTGCTTTGCAGGACACCACTGGCAGGCTGACTCTGATGGCGCATAACGCGGCGTGTCACTAAGTGCCTCGTCAACAGCAGGCCGCAATATGTTTTGCTCCCACTCTCTAAGTGCAACAGCACTCATAGTGTGTACGCGCTTTTCGCCATGGTGAGGTTGGATGATTTGGAACTCGACTTCTTTGGGCTTTTGGCTGTTGTGCATCAATGCGCCAAGTGCGTATATCTTCATCTGTTCGCTGTCAGCATCCACATAGCCACGGCCTGTTTTAAGGTCGGCAATGATCAGCTTGTCCTGAGATATGCCCACCACATCGGCAGTGCCTTGTAGCGAGAACTGTGGCGTTTGGTAGAGCTTGAAGAGCTGCTCCACCTTGACATGGCCAAGCTCATCTTGAATCGCCCATATTGCCTGCAAATGCTCTAAGGCAAAAGAGCAATTCTCTTCAGTCATGGTGATGCCCTCCACCACTTGGCCGACAAACTTCATGGGGTCGGTGTCGAGCTGAAAGCAAGTCTCGGCCAGCGCGTGAATGGCTGTACCAATCTTTGCTGCTTCGCCTGCCTCTTGGTAAGGCACAAGCGTTGACAGTCTGGCGCTGGCAGGGCAGGCGATCCAGCGCGATGCTGATGATGGTCTAAGTTTCAAGGGTTTTTGTGTTGCCATGAGTCTCTTTCTATGTGTGAGCTGTTGATTAATAGTGTGTACGCGATCTGTCGGGTTTCGTTGCTGACGGCGTGTCCAAGGTCTTCGGGGTCAAGCAATCGTTTAATGAAGACGATCTGCTGCTGATTTGCTTTGCGCGAGATCTCCAACTGATTTGCTAAGTAGATGATGTGTTCGCGCATTGTTTGGCGCTCTTGATCAGCCATGGCGCAGTCCCCAACAAGCAATCAGCGCCGCATCTGCTCGGCCATCATCTTTCTTGCGCTTGAAGTAGTCCACGTTCCATGGAAACAGCTCCATGGCACGCGCCCTTGCGCCGTCCTTACCGCCAGTCACGCCCATCGCCTTTTGCCATGTCTGTGGCGTGATCAGGGTGGACTTGATGGATCTCGCGGCAATGACGCCCTCAATCGCACCAAGGCTGCGGCCGAACGAAAAAACGCTGGTGACGCCCTGGCCACTCATTGCAAAGACCTTTTCTATGTACGCCTCATCAGGCTTGAAGTCATTGAGGATGGTGATCAGCTCGGGGATGCTGATCTGTCGCTTGGCTGCGCCATTGCGATTCAAAGTGACTGTGGGCATATCAACAATGCCTGTCAGGGTTTCGCCCTGCATCATGGCAATTGCGCCGTTCAGCCCTACATCAATGCCAATGATTCGGCGCGGTTTGAAGTTGGTGGTCATCATTTGACGGCGTCCTCCATGGCTTTATTAAGGACTGTGAGGCGAGCTGATACCAGCGCATCGGCTGCCTGATCCAAGCGCATCACGCTGCCGTATAGTGGCTCTGTGGTCCCACTCATCCAGCGGGATACTTGCGCCTGGTCGATCTCCGCAACGCGGCAGACATCGCTCATCTTGTAGCCAGCGCATTCAACTTTGTGCCTTATGGCGTGGAGTGCTTCTTGTGAAATCGTTTTCATGTGGAGAATGTTAACCATGTTTTG